ATTGACAGAGTTTATGGGAAATTAGGTTATTATAATGACAAATATAAGGTTGATCCTACCAGAGCACCTATGATTGATGCTTATATAATATCTTGGTTATATGGGGAAGATTCAATTGGTGAAGTTAATGCTTCAAATACTTATGCTAAATTGAATGCTAGCGGATATTATGATAAATTAAAGTTAAAAACAAAAGCAGCTGGGGATAGTATAAAAGCAATAAATCCAAAAGCATTTGAGAAAGAAGTAGAAAATTATGTTAAAGTGGAAAATTCCTTAAATAAGGAGAAGAAGATAACAACAGTTGAAGAAGGTTGTATTTTTTCATATAAAGCACCAAATGTTGTGACAAGTATGTCGATAGGTGTGATAACAGTTCCATATAATATTACAATTAAATATAGCGCCAAGAAAATTGAGGAATTATTTTATACTGAAAATGTTGTAAAAGAAATTGAAAATGCTTTAATTAAGATATATGCTTCAAATATTAATCCAGAAATTGTTAAATTTGATGTTATTGTTAAATCAGGTTCAACTGGTTATGATATAACATTTATTGCTGACATTAAAGAATCAACTGGGTTACCATATACTGGTATAAAAATATTGGGGGGTAAAACACCAAATCAAACAACGGGGGTTGATTTAGAAAATAAGATTAAATCTTCACAAAATTATGATAAAGATGATAAGATTATAGTAGAGATTATCCCTATTTCACAGTTTAGTATAAATTATTATTATGCTAAATATACAAAATTAAAGTTATATCCTGAACTTGTATAGATTATTTTAACATTTAAGATATTTATAATAAAAATAATAATTATGAGCATTATTGAAAATCTAAATAATTACTTAGATGATACAAAAAACAAAAAAAATTCATTACTAGATGATGGTTCACATGAAGTTTGTGATTTAATAACTGGAGAGTGTTTTGTTGTTAAAGAAAAAGATGGATTGATTGAGCGTAATGATATTAACAGAGTTGCAAATAGAAATGTTAAAGTTAAAACCAATGGCGGTTTAAAAGAACTATTAAATGACTAAGTTTTAAAATAAAAAAAAATGAAGATAGATCAGAAAATATTAAATGAAATTAATCGTTATCACAAGATAAATAATTATATTATTGAGCAAGCTGCACCCCCACCCCCACCTCCAAGTGATGAACTAGACCCAGCAGCAGGTGGTTTGCCGAATGCATCAGTTACACCTCCTGGTGAGGTTTCACCTATCCCCCCAACAGAACCAGGGGGCGTGGATCCATTAAGTACAGCAGAGCCAGAGGTTATTGATGTTAATATGGATGATGATGTTACCGCAATTGACGATGAAGGCGGCAATGAAGAAAGTGTTGATGAAGGTGGTGGTTCTGAAGAGTTAGATATCACAGACTTGGTTACTTCACAAAAAACAATGGAAACTAAGCAAAGCGAATACTTTGATAATTTATTTGGACAATTAAATAAGTTAGAAACAAAGTTGAGTGAAATGGATAAGATTTTTGATAAGTTAACAGCAATGGAAACTAAGATTGAAAAGTATAGAGAAAAAACACCAGAAGAAAAATTAGAGTTAAGGACTTATGATTCATATCCATTTAATCAAAAGTTGTCTGATTTCTTTGATGACAAAAAACAAGACATGGAAAAAAGCGGTAAGAACGAATATATTCTAACATCTGATGATGTCATAGATATAAATCCTGATGAGGTTAAAAATAGCTTTAATCAAGATTATGAGGATGACGATTCATTTGATATGAAATTTTAAAAAAAAGGGGTGAATAACCCCTTTTTTTTTGGGATAAAGTTTCCTATACTTGTTGTATTAAATAATCAATCAAAAAACATAAGTATGGGAAGTTTAGATGCCATTATGGCGCAGTACGACAAAAATCAAAAGGGGAAGACCCAATTAACGGAAGAGGAGAGGATGAAGAGGTATTTTACATTATTACTAAGCGAGAAAGAAACTACTGGACAAAGACGAATTAGAATTTTACCGACAATTGATGGCAGCACTCCTTTTAAAGAGGCTCATTTCCACGAAGTTAGAGTTAAAGGTTACACTCAAAAATTTTATGACCCAGGTTTGAATGACAATGAGGCTTCGCCATTAACTGACATTTATAACACTCTAAGAGCAACTGGTAAAAAGGAAGATGAAGAAATGGCTAAAGAATATAAGCCAAGATTATTCTATGTATTAAAGGTGATTGATAGAGACCACGAGGAAGATGGTCCGAAGTATTGGAGATTTAAGCATAACTACAAGAAAGATGGTATCTTAGATAAGATTATTCCAATCATCAGAACAAAGGGGGATATTACCGATATAGATAATGGTAGAGATTTAATTATTGATTTAGTTAAAACTAAAACCCCAAAAGGTAAAGAATACACAACAGTTTCAACAATTATGTTTGATGACCCAACTCCATTATCGACTGATGCGGAGTTAGTTAAAAAATGGTCAAACGATGAATCGACTTGGAAAGATGTCTATACAAAAAAACCAAAAGAATATTTAGAAGCGATTGGCAGAGGGGAGACCCCACAATGGGATAATAATCTAGGTAAATTTGTGTATTTAAACACAACAAGTGATGACAATTCTTTTGGTGGTGAGGCAACCGTTGCAAAAAATGCAACAGTTCAAAAATCAAGTGTTATTGTTGATGATGTGGATTATGCTGATGATGATTTACCATTTTAATTAAACTAAAATAGATTTTTTGCGCAAAGTATTGTTTTATGGTACTTTGTGCAAAAAATATCTCTTCTTAAATCAAAAAAATATATGGCAGGAATAAAGAAAAAAGCATCGGTAAGTACTATTGATGCTATTAAGGATAAGTTTTCTACAAAGACAAAGTATAAACCAGAAGATTATTATTCTTGTGGTGAGCCTTTTTATAACGCTTGTGGTGTGCCTGGTCCTGTTATGGGGGGTATAAGTATGTTCTTGGGACATTCCAATACTAGTAAAACAACTGCTATGATATTGGCTGCTGCTGACGCACAAAAGAAAGGACATTTACCAGTTTTTATTATTACAGAGAAAAAATGGAATTGGGCACATGCTGTTGAATTGGGGTTGAGTGCGCAAATAAATGAGGATGGTGAATGGGATGGGGATTTTATTTTTAATGATTCATTTGATTATATTGAACAAATGACTGAATTTATAAATGAAATTTTAGATACGCAAGAAAAAGGTGATTTACCATACTCTATTCTCTTTCTAATTGATAGTATTGGTTCAATACCTTGTAAGATGACATACGAGGGTAAAGGCGGTAAGATGCACAATGCAGCGGTTTTAGCCGATAAGGTTGGTATGGGAATACATTCTAGGATATCAAAATCAAAGAAGGAAGATTATCCTTATCACAATACATTAATTGCAATCAATCAACCTTGGGTTGAATTACCAGATTCACCATTTGGCCAGCCGACAATTAAGGCAAAAGGTGGTGAGGCACTTTGGTTGGCATCTTCTTTAATATTCTTATTTGGAAATCAAAAGAACTCTGGTATTAACCATATAACGGCAACGAAGAATGGAAGAACTGTTTCTTATGCTATTAGAACAAAGGTTTCAATATTGAAAAACCACGTTACAGGTATTGCATACAAAGATGGTAAGATACTAGCTGTGCCCCAAGGATATTTGCCAGATACAAAAGAGGCGATTGAAAAATATAAAAAAGAATATTCACAATATTGGAATGGTATTTTGTCTGGAGATGGCGATATTACCTTTTCAGAAAAAGACGATGAAGACGCTATAATCTTTGAATAACATGAAGAAAACCCTGCTAATTGATGGTAACAACTTATTTACAATAGGTTTCCACGGAGTAAGAGAATATTACGCTGATGGTAAGCACATTGGCGGGGTTTTCCATTTTTTAAATACAATTAGATTATTTCTTGAAAAACATAACCATGATAAAGTTGTTGTATTTTGGGATGGCAATGAAAACTCATTAATAAGAAAACAGATATACCCCAAGTACAAAGAGAACCGTAAAATTTCTATGGATGACCACAAGTATGAATCTTATTTATACCAGAGAGAAAGAGTTAAAAGTTATCTTGAAGAAGTTTTTGTTAGGCAATGCCAGGCGAATCAGAACGAGGCAGATGATTTAATTGCTTATTATACGCAGATAGCCGAAGGTGAAAAGATGATTATATTTTCAGCAGACAAAGATTTAACCCAATTAATTGGAGAAAATGTAACAGTATATTCACCAAGTTCAAAGACGTATAGTAAGAATGGGGATTTGATTCATTTTAAGGATATTGACATACCGCATAATAATGTCTATATTTACAAAGTAATTGTGGGGGATACTTCCGATAATATTGATGGGATATCAAATTTTGGTGAGAAGAAGTTAAAAGCATTTTTTCCAAACTTTGAGAAGAGAGATTACCAGTTGGATGAAATATTAAGTGAAGCGAAAGTTTTGCTTGAAGAAAAAAAGAATAAATCTCTGGATAATTTGGTATTAGGTATTAGTAAATCTGGTTTTGCTGGGGATGAATTTTTTGATAAAATTGGCAGAATAATTGATTTAAAAAATCCGTTAATAACGGATAATGGCAAAGAAATGGTTAATGAAATCTGCAATGATAAGTTAGACCCAACTGATAGGAGTTATAAGAATTTATTAAAACTAATGAATGAAGATGGGTTCTTTAAATTCCTTCCAAAGAAGGATGATGCTTGGGTTGATTTTATTAGACCATTTATGAAATTGAGTAGAAAAGAGAAAAAAAATTAATAATTAAAACAAAAAAACGATGAAACAAACTGATGTAACAAAAGTTGAATTCTTACTTACGCTTAATGAGAACATTATTGTGCAAAGATTTTTGAATGTAAAAAACATTAATCCTAATGTTAAGAAATCCTATGAGTTATACGAATCTGTAAGGTATTTTGCTGAAGAATTATCTTGGTTTTTGAAAACTAAAGCAGTTCAGTATTTGACTGAAAACCAAACAACTATTACAATGGATCCAGATGTTATGAATACATCTTCAACAGATGGTGTTGAACATTTTAATATTTATATTAAGATAGCAGACCAACTAGTTTCCCATAGGATTATTGATGGTAAATTGTATCCGCCAAAAGTTAGATACACAGTTGATGTTAGACCTTTCATTAAAGATTATTTAAAAGAATTAACATCGGTGTTAGTTAGCCCTAATCTAACCCACGAGTATTTAGAGAAAAATTTATTATCTAACTAATAAATCATTTTAAATGTCCAAAAATTTTGATTACTTGGGACAAACGTTCCAGTTGCAATTAATTAACCAAATTATTTTGGATAAAGAATTTGCCAGAGCAATAATTGATTTTATAAAAGTTACCTATTTTGATAATAAATATTTCAAGTTAATCATACAAATGATTAAAGAATACTATTCAAAATACGAAACTTCCCCCAACTTCGATACTTTGGAAGTTGTTGCAAAATCTGAAATTAGTCAAGAGTTAGCATTAAAGATTGTAATTGATACTATTACAAAAGTAAGAAATGCACCTCTTGATGGTGTTGAGATAGTTCAAGACAAGGCTTTAAAATTCTGCAAACAAGAAGAGGTTAAGATTGTGTTAGAGAAAGCACAGAAAGTTATCAATGAAGGCGATTTTGAATCTTATGACCAGTTAGAAGAATTATTAAGATACGCCCTCCAAGTAGGGGTTAAAGAGTCCAATGGGTTTGAGGTATTTAATGATTTGGTTGATGTTCTTGATGAGGATTATAGACACCCCATACCAATGGGCATTAAGGGTATAGACGTTCTCTTAAAGGGGGGTTTAGCCAAAGGGGAGGTTGGTATTATATTCGCAGGTCCAGGCATCGGCAAATCAACTCTATTGACTTTGGTTGCAAACACGGCTTTCAATAACAACTATAATGTTTTGCATATATTCTTTGAGGATAATCCCAAGATTATACAAAGAAAGCATTTAACTCTTTGGACTAAGATATCCCCAGATGAGTTACCAAATCATAAGGATATAGTTTATGATACGGTTAATAAAATAAAAGAAAATCATACTAATAAGTTAATTCTAAAGAAATTGCCATCTGATACTTTAACTATGAATCAGATTAAGAATCAAATTAGAAAGGTAATTGCTGATGGGGTAAAACTTGACTTGGTTGTCTTGGATTATATTGATTGTGTTGTACCTGATAGACAAGGTAATGATGAGTGGAAAAACGAGGGATCTGTTATACGTCATTTTGAGGCGATGTGTCATGAACTGAATATTGCTGGATGGCTTGGCACACAAGGTAATAGGTCATCAATATCTTCACAAGTGGTAACAAATGACCAGATGGGGGGGTCAATAAAGAAAGCACAAGTAGGCCATGTTATCATTAGTATAGCAAAGAGTTTACAACAAAAAGAGATGAACTTAGCAACTGTTGCGATAACTAAATCGAGGATAGGAAAAGATGGTATTGTATTCGAGAATTGCAAATTTGATAATGAGATGCTTGAAGTTGATACGGATACCACAGCAACATTCTTAGGGTTTGAAGAACAGCAAGTTGAAAAAAAGAAAGAAAGAATTAAAGAATTGCTGGCTAAGAAGAGTGATAATTTTTTATGATAAAGATATTTTATACTCAAAAAGTGATACTTTTATTTTTTGTTTTTATATTTATCTTAACCTAATAATAGAAAAATGAAAAAGAATATTTTTGAAAAAAGAGTGAATATTTTGCCTTATGAATATCCATCCTTATTAGCTTATAAGGATGCAATAAGGCATGCATACTGGCTTCATTGTGTTGGGGATAATCAACGTGTAGTGACTAGTGAAGGTATGTTTACTGTTAAAGAATTGTATGAACAAGATAAAGAATTGATTTTATTTGATGGGGTTAAAGAGGTTAAATCATCAAAGATGATAAGAACTGGTCATAGAAGTATATATAGATTAACAACAAAAGAGGGTTATGTGCATGATGTGACTAATGATCATAGAGTTTTAACCAAAGATGGTTGGAAAGAAGTTAAAGATTTAGTTGTTGATGATAAATTAATAATACAAACAAAAAAAGGTTTATTTGGTAAGGAACATTTTCCTGAATTGGCTTTTCTAATAGGACACTATCAAGGGGATGGTCATAATCATGGTAATGGTTATGCTTGGCATGTATGGAGTCATGAATATCATTTCATTGATGAATTAGAATTAGCCCTAAATAAAGTTTATTCTCATTATGACTTAAAAGGTAAAGTTCCAACATTTGGCACAGAGCATGTAACTAGCCAAAATGTTAGAAGTAGGAAAATGATTTCTAAAAGAATACCATATACATTTGTTAAGGGTGTTGTTCCTGAATTGGTTTGGAGAGTTACTGAAGAAACTATTAAAAGTTATTTAAAAGGTTTGTATATTACTGATGGGTGTGTTTATCAGAGTAAAAAACATC